GGAAAGACCACAATCCAGTCGCTAGGCGGGAACCGGATCGAATGGAAGGCGCGCTTCGAGTGCCGCGAGAACGCCGACGGAACCGGATACGAGCTTGCGGTTACGTGCCCACCCGCAGAGCTTACGAGTGTTTCATGGGTTCCCCCCGGCGGCCCCAACGAAGGGCTCCCGCGCCGCTGGGCTATCCAGGTCAAAGGCCGGGGACCTCTCGTGCTTGAAAGCTTCGACGTGGGCTTCGAGGACCCGGACCCGCCCGTCTTCCGCGGCTTTGTTGCCGTTGGCTGGAACGAAGCGACAAGCACGGTGAACATCGGTCGGGTGAACTGGGGCGGCGGCGGAGCGCCCGCCATGCAGGTCGGCGACGTTGTTTTTCTCACTCTCTGGTTCCGCAATACTTCTATCCCGCTTGTTTACTCCCAGGGGGCTTCATGATTGAGCAGACCTCGCAGCCGGTATGGGGCTTCGGTCGTGGCATGGCGCGCACGAACGGGCGCATCACCTACATCCCTGAGGGTTCCCCGGACCCGGCCGACCCAGACCTGTACACCACCTTGGGGCCCATGCGCTTCAGGCGCGCGGGCGTTGGCCTTTGGCTTGTAGATATCGATGTAGTGGGAGTAACCAACTAATGCAACCTCGCTGCTCGCCTCCTGTACTCAGGAGGCCCCGTTTTGCAGGCCAATGTCCGAGTAGACCCGACCACCCCAGACGGGTCTCGGCTCGTTGTTCAGATCCTGAACCCGCAAGGAGGCCCTCCTACTCCGGACGACCCCGCCGACCTGTCGGAGAACTCGGCTCTCTGCATCGAGGCGATCGTAAACCAACCGGGAGAGCCTCTTTTCTCGACTGGACCAGCGCTGGAATCACTGCCGGTGCCCGAACCCGAGCCGCTCCCACCACCCGACGACGACGGCGGTGACGCCCCGCCGCGGGTTCTGTGATGGCACGCTTCCGTTCCCACGCTGAAAGAAGGCTGATGTACGCGGTAGCTCCGCAACGCGCTCGGATCTGGAGCAAGAACACGCCTGACTGGCTCAAAGACTCGATGCCCGAACGCAAGCGACCCAAGAGACCACGCAGACCACTTAGGAGACCCTGATGGCTACGCGAAAGAAGAAGGTCACCATCGGCAAAGGCATGAAGGAGAGCGCGGCCAAAGTCCGCCGCGCTCGCTCGAAGCCAGGTGGTAGCAATGTGGGCAAATACAAGGCGGTGGCGAAGAAGTCTTTCGCGGGAACCGCTGGGGGCGCTCCAAAGGGCAGCTTCCCAATCAACACGCTCGCCAGAGCCAAGAGCGCGCTCAAGCTCGCTCACAACGCACCCAATCCCGCCGGGATTCGGAGAGCAGTCTACAAGAAGTACCCACAACTCAGGGGGAAGCGATGAAGGTTGGTGCAAAGGGCAGGAGGGCGATGGCGGTTGGTGCCGCCAAGAGCGACATGCGCAGAGGCATGAAGGCCAGATGGAAGGCTCACAAAGGCAGGCGCGGCGAAGCGGTCGGCATGGCCGAGCGAGCCATGATCGACCGCTGGCATCGCATGAAGGATAACGACAAGAAGGACCCGCCGCGTCACCATGAGCGCTCCGCTAGGCACGGTCATATGGTGAAGCGCAGCCACGCCCACCCTCACCACCTTTACGATACCCATCACCAGAGTCTCGGATCTCGCATCCGAGAGAGCGCTGGGGCCGCGGGTAAGCGCGGGGGTCGCCACGGGAACATGGGCTACTAATGTTCAATCAGGTCACACTCGCCGAGTTGATTCTACGTATTCGCCAGCGAGCGGATATGATCGACACGCAGTTCGTCACAGACGAGGAGATTACCTCGTACTGTAACGAGTCGCTCGGCGAGCTGTATGACCTGATCATCGGCTCGGCTGCGCAGGAGTACTTCATGCGCAGCTGTAACATCTACGAGCTTCCTCCTTGGGGTCGCGGCCTTCAACCGGAGGGTCGCGCGTGGTACCGCGACGGGTTCATGGTCAGAGACGGGAAGATACCCGCGGGAGGGGCCATCCCTGAGATCGAGGTCGGCGACGGAACCTACGCCATGCTGCCCCCGGACTTTTACAAGATCCTCGGCGTAGACGCGAACGTGACGGAACCTACGCCATGCTGCCCCCGGACTTTTACAAGATCCTCGGCGTAGACGCGAACGTCGGCCAAGACAATATCCCGTGGAAGCTCACGCCGTACAACTTCAACAAGCGGGACAACATGGCGCCGTTCAACGGCACCTGGCAGAAGGGCCTGACGATGCAGTACAGGCTCGCAGGCCGCATGGCAAAGATGTACGACCGCCCCACCCCTCTCCCCCCGGGGCTGCTCAACGTTTTCCCGGCTGTCGCTAACTCCCCGGGCGTAGGCGTGGAGGCCGTTCCGTCATTTACGCAACTCGACCTGGTCAACCTCTGGTCGCCGCAGTCCCTCTACTTGACGCCTTTCCCCCCGGCGCTCCCCAACGAAGGGCGCAGTCTGATCACGGTGTGGTACATACCGCTGCCGCCGAGGTTCCGCTCCTTCACCTTGTCTGACCCCATTTCAGGGACGCCCATTTTCAGCCCCGAGACTCAAACGGTGCCGGGCTTTGCCCACTGGGATGAGTATCTGACAGTGGACGTGGCGATGCGCATTCGCGACAAGGAGGAGAGCGAAACGCAGCTACTTCTCGTTCAGAAGCAGAACATCACTCAGCGCATCCTAGCGCAGGCGCCCACGCGTGACGCGCAGTTCCCAGAGACCGTGCAAGACACCAGCTACTGGGGCATCCAGGTAAACACCTACCCCTGGTACTGGCAGAACTGGTTCCCCGGAGGGATGTACTGATGGCGAGGTACAACCGCGTTCAGAACGCAGACACGGACCGCACGCAGAACAGCACCCAGGATGGCCTGGATGAGCTGCAGAGAAGCGCTCTGGGGCCCGCGTCGCAGAACGGCGCTGCCCAGGCGAGCAACGGGGCCCAGACTTCCATGCGAGCTGTGGCAAAGAACACTCCCACGCTGATCCCCCACAAGCTGGGGCGACGCTACCGGGGATGGAACGTGGCCATGAAGAACGCCGGGCAGAGCTTCTTCTGCCCCTCCGGAGAGAGGTACGACCGCACCAAGTACATCTGCGTCGCCTGGGGCGACACAAACGATCCTCCTGAGCCTGACAACACTGTCCAGGCGGAGTTCTGGGTGTACTGATGCCTCTTACCAAATATCCGATCGAGATATCCCTGGGCGGAGCCGTCGAAGAAGGTGACGTTGAAGAGCTGGTGCAGCCTCCGCGCATGCGTGAGGCGCACGACTGCGCAAGTCTGAAGGGTGGAGCGTACACGAAGCGCGACGAGGTGGGCTTCGTTGGTTTCTCCCCGCAGGGCACCACGGGCGTCGCCGCAACGGACGAGGCGGTGGTCACCGTCGCTCCCACCGAAGTGAACAACTTTCCTCCTTCAGGCGGGTTCCAGTCCTCCGACTCCAACCCTGCTCCGTTCACGGCGAAGGAGGCCGAGGCGTTCGAGCCCACCGAAGCGGACGCGGTGAAGGAGCACGGGGACTCGGCCACGCTGGTCATCGACGGCGTTCCCCGCACGCTTTGCGCGTGGAACGTGGACCCGGCAGGCGCCTACACGTGGACGGGGCTTGGAGACGACGTGCGGCCTCGCCAGGCGCCGCTGCTGCCGAACTCCGTGGCAGCCGATTTCGACGCGAGGCCCAGCCGCGACGTGTGGTGGACTTACCTGCCTACCGGAGGCGCGCAGTACGCGGTCTTCAAGGAAGGCCGCCAAGTCGGCCCCGAGCGGGCCCTTCCCACCGCTCCGCCTATCGGGCAGGGTGCCCCGGCCGGTTACTTCGACGCCTATACGCAGTCAGTGGGGCCGGTGTGCTTCCCGCGAGTCCGCGCGTTCGAGGACGGAGACTTCCGCGGCTTCGTGACGTGCGCTGCGATCTCCACCCCTCAAGAGCCTGCGCTCAAGTACCCTTACCCGCCCGACCCGCTTGTCACCCAGAGCTGGCGGTCCTTCCCCTACGGCGTGAGGCTATCCACCCGATCGCCGGAGAGCCTGACTTACGTAGGGAACACGAGCATCATCAACCAGCTTCCGTGCGCGGCGCGCGACATTATGGCCAGTGCGTACCCCTACGACAGCCCTGTCGACGACACGGAGATGCCGGACTATGTGCAGCCCGGCTTCTCAATCGCGCTACACGACGAGGACGGTCAGATCGTCGGTGTGCCGATACGCGGCGACCTTTCCATGTCGCAGAACCAGTTCCTGCGTCTTCCGGGGCCCGCGTTGGACATGGTGGTTCGGGTAGACCCTCTGGGGTTCGTGTCGGTGTACACGCTGCACGTCAACTACAACATGAACCGAGGCGACTCCACTGGTCCTCCTCCTTATTCGGCGCAGCAGACGTGCGACAACATGATTCGCATTATCGAGTGGCGCCTGGTGGACGGCGTTGGCGTCACTTTCGCGGGGGAGCTTTACCTTAACGAGCCCGACGCGATCGCTGGAAACTACGACAACCGAGTCCCCGACGTGTCGCCCGGTCCTACCAACAACGGGCTGTTCGACTGGCCCGCCGGCCTTCACCTTACCGAGGCGGGGCTCGTGCTTACATTCAGCAGCACGCGCTACGCCATCGTGCCCTTCACCCTTAACTTCGCGGGGATCGTGTGGAAGGACCCATTCTGGGCCCCTGGGGACCTGACGCGTCTCAAGATCGGCCGACAAAACGGCATGCCGGACGACGAGTGCATCTTCGCGACGCCAGGGGGGATCATCCCGCCCATGCAGTTTTGGTACAACCGGGGAGACGCTTTTGAAAGACGGGTAACGGGGGACCCGGACGACGCGCCGCGGACCCAGACTACGCAGATGGCGCGCGGAATATGGGCAGGCTCCTTCCTGACGCAGCCCGACGAAGACGGGAACCGCTGGATAGGGGTTCAGACGATCAGCGACCAGTACAACGTGGGGGCGGAGGTGAGTCCCGGAAACGTGCAGGTGGGCCTCGCGGGTTACCCTTGGGACATCGCACTCGCGCCCCAGGCTGTGTCAGGGTCGATCGTGCACACGTTAGTCGATGAGAATCTCGACCCTCTCCCATTCAGCACTGCCGCAGGGGTCATCCCCGGATCCGTCATCGCCTCCCAGGGTCTGTACGTAGAAGGGATCGGGCACTGCGTGAGCATCCACGCGTGCGCCCCGGGCGACGACCGCACTGGCGCGCAGGAAGTGGGCCAGCAGACGCAGAACGACGTGTTCGCCGCAACCAACTTCCTCGTCACTAGGCGCGACCTCCGGAAGCCGGACAGCCCCAACCTGGTTGCGAACGAGGCGCAGAAGCGGCGAAGGCCTGACAGTCTGGTGAACACGGGGTACCTTCCTCAGCCTCAGCCTTCCCCCATCTCCGGGATTTACAGGGGCGAGTTTAACTATCCCATCGGGGCACCGTACGTAAGCGCGGTGGCCATCGCCCAAGTGCTCCCCTATGGCCAGGCGCTGGGCACGTACATGCACAACCCCTATCAGTTGCGCGTCAATCTCCGCCTGGACGCTGATGACGTCATCCGATGGACCGCGCATCAGCGCTATGGCATCGAAGAAGCATTTGGCTCGGGCTCCCTGCAGCCTCCTGCGCTCGTCGACCCCCCCGCCGTGCTCAAGCCCGTGGGCAGCAGTTCCAAGTCTGCCCCTTACGAGATATCTATCCGGTTGCAGCCGGAGCTTCCACAGCTCGTGGCCGCGGGAGGCCACGTCACCGTCGCCGGCGCTGCGCCCATGGTGACAGGAGGCCCTCAGGGCTTCCTGGCGGGCATCGCTCTTCAGGCGGTCGTAGACAACGTGCGGGCCGGACCCTTTAACGGCACCGTAATCGTTCCCGAGGACGCGCCCCCCACGGTGTACATCGAGACGGACCAGATCCGCACCGCGTCTATCCGGTTTCCCATACCGGAGGCCGCCGACGCGCTCACCTTCGCAGCGTCGCTGTCGGTGTACGACGAGCTTGGGGCGGAGCATCGCACGCTGCCTTTCTACATCAACCTAGGCTACGCGTACCAAAACCTGGACAACGAGCAGGTCAACTCAAGGAACATCGCTGCGATCTTGTACGCCATCCCATGGCAGATTGCGGGCATCGCACTGAGCGACACAGCCGTCATCAACTTTTACCAGGGCAACGAAAACACAGGAGAGGCGCCGGGCTGCAGGGCGACCGCTCACCCCCCGTTCGTTAGCCATAACAACTACCGACTCATGGGGCCGGCGCAGCCGTCGTCGGAGCTTCCGCAAGCAGTCGCGGGCACCGCCAACCCGCTGCAGCCCCAGCCCTTTGACTGGATTGCAGAGAGCTTCCCTGGTACCGGGGAAGTGGTGTACACGTGGAGCGGCGAGCTGGCGGCCGACGCCCCCGACCCCTCGCGCGCGATGGCCGTGGGCGGGAATCGGCTGTGGAGCGTGTCTTCAGTGGACACCCGCAAGGTGCAATACACGAAGGTGCTTCGCAAAGGCTACGCGCCGGAGTGGGATCAGAACGTATCTGTGCGCATACCCTCAAGCCCGGATGACCTCACGGCCGTCGGGTCGCTTCCGGACGGCCGCATTCTCTTCTTCTCGGCGACGAGCGTTCACTACACCTACGGCCAGGGCCCCTCCGATACCGGGCAGGGCGCAGGCTTCGCCGAGCCTGCGCCTCTGTCGATGGACCTGGGTACGCGCGAGAGGCTTTCCGTGGTGAGCGGTGACTTCGGGTGCATGTTCCGAAGCGATCGCGGGTTCTACCTCATCGATCGAAGCCTCAATCTGACCTACGTGGGGCTGCCCTACGAAGACACAACCGGCGACGCGGCGCGCGTGACCGGCGCCGCCATCGATTCGTTGCGCTCCGAGGTCTTGTTCTTCACAGACCGCGCAGTCAACACGTCGGATGGCGACACCTGGGTGTTCAATACCCTGCGCCAGCAGTGGTCCACATTCACGGGCAAAAGAGCGATCAGCGCGACGGAGCTGGATGGGCGCCCGTACTGGATCGGCGGAGCGTCTAACACTCGCTACCGTTTCACTGAGTTCCCCTCGGACATCGAGGACGAGAACGACGGCGTCGGTGTGATGAGCCTGGGCACTGGCTGGCTGCCGATGGGCAAGGTGCAAGGCTACGGTCGCACCTGGGAGATGCAAATCACCGGGGAGCTTGAGCGGCGTATCGGCGGGTTCAGTCTCAGCGGCCTGCGCGTGGAGGTGCTCTACGACTATGACGAGACTCCGGCAGAGGTCTTCGACTTCGACACGCCGGGAGACCCGGTGACGGGAAAGATCAAGCTTCGTTTCAGGCCGCGCAAGCAGAAGTCCGAGGCTATTGCCTTCCGCATGGTGGAGTACCGTCCCGTCGGCGAGGACGACGGATGCACGGGCTGGCGCCTGGATATGCTCACGCTGCTTGTGGGAGTGAAGGCGGGTCTTGATAAGATCGCTATAACGAGGAGGTCGACGTGAGGCTAGTGACGAGCCAGAACGAGCTTCAAATGGTGGCGGCCATGCAGGCGGCGCGGACGGCCCCCGGTAACCAGATCGCAGGTCAGCTGTCCGGCAGCGGCACCGCCGCACTGGACTTTAGCAAACTGATCACCGCTGCGTCGCCGATGGCAGGCGGCGGAGGAGGCTCCGCCGACATGGGATCGGCGACCCCCTCAAGGCCGCGGATGAGGGCCTCTTCTCCCACGGGCACCCCCGAGGAAGATGACAGCTTCAATTGGGGAGGCGCCGGCCAAGGCGCGCTGCAGTACGGGGCAACCGGCGCGGCTATCGGCACGAAGATACTCCCCGGCTGGGGCACGGCGATCGGGGCAGGCGTAGGCGCGATAGGCGGAGCGCTAGTGGGAGGGTTCAGCGATGGCTGAGTGGAAGAAGCTACGGAAACTGCTCCTTGAGCAAGGAGTCACCGGGGACGAGATCGCAGCTACCCTGGAGGCAATCGACAACCGCACTCGCACCCTCAAGCCTCTGGAGAAGCGGGCATCGCTGGAAGCGATGTACGACAACACGCTTGAGCGTCTTCGGTCGGACGAGCGCTACGCCGACCGCACCGAGGAGGAGATCGAGCGGGCCGCGGGGCAGTACTTCCGCAACACCGTGAAGATGGGCGCCACGCCGCGAGGCCGGGCGCTCATGGAGAAGCTCGGCGCCCTGGAGGCGACCGAGTTCGCGCTGGACTACAAGACGCTGGAGGAGGCGGCCGACGCCGCAGGCATCGAGGCGGACGTCATCGAGACTCAGATCCGTCCCCTGCGCGAGTCGTCCCCCGAGGACGTCGCCGCAGGCCGCCCGGTGCCTCCGTCGCCCAGCTTCGCGGGGGCGGGTCGTCGAGGCATACGCAGTGCCACTCCCACCGCGCCCTGGGCAGGCGAGACCGTTCCCATGGGCCGGGTGAGAACTCAAGCCCCGGACCCCGCCACCTTCACCATAATGGAGCAGCGGGGCTTTACGCGGCCCAGTCCGCCGATGGCTCCCGTGATCAGCGACGAGCAAGCGGAGCGCGACTTCTTCGCATCCCCCGACACGCCCCTGGCCTACTCTCCGGCGGGCCCCGCGGCGCCGACTGCAGAGATGCGCCGCCAAGCCGTCAGGGAACGCGCGCTCGCCGCCCTCGCCGCCGAGCGCGAGCAGCCGGCGGCAGAGGACGAAGTCAGCGCCTTGATGCCCTCGTCTAGGATGGAAATCGGAGAGATAGAGATAGCAGGCCCGGGGGGTGCCCCGCAGGCCTCCCTGGACGATCTTCCCTTGCCGGACGCCACAATGGACCCCGAGGCAGGTATGCCCGGGGAGCCTGCGCCGGCCAGCAACGTGATGCGCCTCGGAGACACGGCCTACGTTCGGGGAGACGACGGCGAATGGCAGGCGGTGCCGGCCATGGGAGGCGCAGCCGAGCGGGGGCAGGCCGCTCTAAGCGCCGACATCGACGCGTGGCCCAACCCTCAAGACCCAGAGAACGCCCGGCGCATCGCCGAGCAGGCGATGGCTCGTTCGCAAATGCCGGGATGGGGGAAGTACGGCACCATCGAAGGCCAGCTGCCTGCGGCCGGGGGTCCCACGCAGATGGTGAAGCAGGCCCAAGCCGACAACGCCGCTGCCCAGCAAGACACGGACGCCGCGGAGACGGCTGCGGACCCGGCCTCCCCGGGCCAAGGCTCGAGCAACAACGAGATCGCCGGCATGATCGTCGGGGGCACGGGGCTGGCCGCAGCCATCGGCAATACGATTGCAGACT